TTGTACTGACCTGGAGCAACAAGAACTGTATCGTTGTCACCTGCGAAGGAAATAGCTTTTATTATTGTTGCAAAAGCTAATCCAGCTTCTTTTCCACTATTTCCATCACTACCATTTGTTCCATCAACGAACCAGGTATTTCCGAAAACTGAACCTTGCCCTATAACTGGAACTCCGAAACTGGAGACTCCATTTGGGAAATTTGTTAACATAAATTTTTTAATTTATTATTTAACATTTTTTTAGGAAGAGTATAAACTTCCAGATTGGAAAAATGGATTGGGATATATCCGGCATTGACCAAGTGAACATTCTTTGCTCCGTCTTGATCGTGTCCATCTATATCAATCGCATATTTTCCTATTAAGAAATCTACCTCTCTACCTTTTACAATCACTTTAGCTTTGAAAGGAATATGATTCTTTTTGAGAATCTCTGCAAAGCGTCTTTCAGCACTCGTAGAATTTCCCTTTTGTAGCTTTAGTAATTGTTTCCGCATTGCTCTGGAATTAAATCTTGGCGAAAAAAGATTTTAATTATGTTGAGGGTTTTAGGTAACCATTCCCGACCTTTATTTTTTCGCTCTACCTGCTTTTTTGACAGGTTTAGCTTTAAGTTTGGATGCCGGTTTCTCTTCCGGCTCTTTCGGTTCTTCTGGTTCAGTTTTATCTTTGGCTTCCTCTTCTGCTTTCTTCTCTTCTTCTGCTTTAGCTTTAGCTTCCACTATATCATTCTGCTTTTTTTCTAAAATTATCTGGGCTAATACTTCTTTAGTAGCGTCTGTAGATGCGTTTATTCCCATTGCTTGCGCTTTCTTAAGCAAATCATCTTTAGACAACTTTAAGAACGGATTAACTGTATCTGGATTACTTTGGGCTTTTTCAAATGCTTCCAAAGTTAAGATTCCCTTTCTAACATAGGGAGCAACTTCTGCCATTGTCTTACCGGTAGCTTGTGCAATTTTAGCAACTGCTATTCCTTCTTCGTTTGACCAAGAGATTCCCGGAGCTTTGGCTCGGCCCTGTGAAACTAATTTTCCCCAATCAAGCATCTGTGACATAAATTTGTTTTGTTTAATTTTTTATTTGACCTTTAAAATGGTGATCTGCTATTCTGCCGGCACTTGAATCTCGCGAATAGCTTTGAGTTCAAACACCGGTAGACCACCACAAGGAATGGAATCTAACGAATCAATCTAACTTGTTTAAGAGCCAGAAGCATTAGAACCGAAGATGTAGGCAGCATAACCGATACCAGTTGTATAGAAGAAGTCAAGGGAGTAATCCCAATTCTTATTCTTATAAATCTGGTCAGGCGCATCTAAAGATGGCCTTTCAGCGAATAGGCATTGTAAGGTTTCTCCAACGAGTGAAGAATCATACATAAACCAATAAGCTGAAGTATCAGTCCCAGCCGAATTTTCCTCAAGTCGTTCCCATACAATGATCCTCTTGATTTTACCTTTTAAGGTATTCTTGTCGTTGTTAGCGCTTCCCGGAATTAAGTCAGAAAGAATAATTCTTTCGGCTAAATCCTCGTTAGAAGGTGCAACAACTAAAGTATCAAGATTGATTGGCCTATTGTGGCCATTCGGATCTTTATGGGTCATCGCTTGTTTTCTTGCGGTTATAATAGCTGCTCTGGATAAAACAGGATTAGAAGTGATTATATTAGAGAAAGTGTCAGTATTCAGGTTATTGGAATGAGCTGTGTAGAACAACGCAAACGCATCAGGACCTACGGCAGCAGTAGTTGCGCCGTAAACATCTGTATAAGATGAAGCAGAGAATCCGTGCAAAAGAACATCAGCTAAACTTTGGTCAATCTTGTCAAACGCATCAACAGTCAAAGAGCGAACGATTGAATCAATCTGGTTATGCAGATCAAATTTCCTCATTGCTTTTGTTACTGATGCGATACCACCAAAGTATCTCTGTGTCCAAGTGATAGAATCTCCTTCTTCACCAACAATGTTTGGTAAATCCTGACCGGGCGTTACTTCTTTAATGCCACCAATACCGTGAAGGATAAGATGATCAAATGTTCTTCGTTTTGTATCAAAGACATTGAAAACCTTATTACCCTTCATATCTGCTACTTTCGTTTTGGCAACCTCATTAAAGATACCTTGAAGGTCATCTGTTAATGCTGGAAAATCTTTTACTGTAATCATAGGTTTAGGCGACTAAAAATTTGAAGTAACCCCGAAGTTTGGATGTGCTGATAAACTCTGAAACATAGAAAGCATTTGTTGAAGATGCTGCCTCGTTCAAAGTATCGTGATCGGTCAAATCAATCAAAGTTCCACGATGAGTAACGGCTGCTGTAGAATTAGTATCTCCTTCGCATTCTACATTCTCAAGGTGCAAAACAAGGAGATCCTCGTGTGCGCCTGATGCAGTTACTATATCTTCCATAGACATAAACTGAATGTTCTTTCCGGTAGAGGTGGTTCTCTGGAGATAACCAGAGGCCCATTCCAATAGATCAAACTTCGTTATGGTTGCTGAAGATACAGTTCCGCTTTTAATCGTAGTCAACTTACCTGTATCGTATCTCAACGGTGTAATCATATCTTATTTTAACTTGGAGTTATTTATTATTTTTTACCGTACCAATCTTCCATCTTTTCTTTGTGAGGAATAATGGTCTTTTTAAGTGGAATTGGTTTTTTGTCCTTGCCCGTGTTTAAACCCTTTTCAGAAGCGAGGTCCTGTTTGGCCTTTTCGGCCTTCTTTTTATCCTCATCAACTGGTTTATCAGTAATACCTTTATCAGCTTTCCAGAGCTTTACAGCATTCTGGATAGCAGCCGATTGAGTTTCGTAAGTGTTCTCCTTCGGCCTCTGATAAAAGACGACTATATCTTCCCAGTTAATAAGAACTTCCTCTACTTTGCAGGCATCGTTGATGGCTCTCTTTTCATCACGCAATACAAGTTCAGTTCTGGTAACGAATTCTTCCTTATTAGGTTCATCGCCACCAAAATCATTTCCGTCATCAACTTTTTTCTTCTTTTCGGGTTCTGATCCCGGAAGGTTACGACCTTCGCCTTTAATGGACTTAAGAAATGCCTTTCGGTAATTCTTACCATCTTCGGCATCCTTCCGTAATTGTTCCAACTCGGACTTGGGCATTGTTTCCGTTTCATCTGGTGTACCTGTTGTGCCAGTAGTGCCTGAAGCACCACTTGCATTATCCTCGTCATCATCTGATCCGGCGGAGTTTTTTTCTGGCAGATCAGCGCCAGAAGGAGTTTCCTCATCTCCTTCTTTTAAATCTTTGTTTGGGTCATCCATAATTTTTAAAACTTTTATTTTAAGTGCGTAGTTCTCGCACCCTTATAGAATTAAGTCCCGACAGGGGACTTCTATGCAAGCAGGATCACTAAATACCGTCTTAGGGCAATAATGTATGAGATATTAGATTCTGCCCGCGTAGAAGTCCCGGACTTCTCTTTAAGTTTAATTGTTAATTTACTTCTTCTCTTCTTTAGGATGTTGGTTTGCTTGGTTTAGATCCTTCCTAAATGAAAGGAATCCATCTAACTTTTGAAACCAGTTCTTTCCCCATCTCTCAAACTGTTGGAAAAAGGTATTGAACACATCATCTTCAAGCAACACATCTACTTCTTGTTCTCCAGTAGCATCTTCCAGAGCATTTGCTTTTTTCTGAAATTCTGCTTTCTTCGCCATTATCTCCTCTGGATTGATCTTACCAAGCTGAATGTCTGTATTGATTTTCTCTCCTTCTATCATTATTTCTACAAAATCAGGTACAATTCCTTTAAACTCGTCTAAAAGATCGCTTGTTTTATCCATTTCTCCTATGTTTGGAAACTCTCTCGGTGGTGTGTTCTTCAATCCGTTCCAACAAGTCAAGATATTAACCCTCTTCGTTTTTAATGTTTTCATTCTGCTTTTTTATTCTATTCTTTTCAGCTATTTCAAATTCTCTTTTTGCCTCTGTAAGTAGATAACCAAGCTCTATTCTCCTACCAACATTGATCCAATACTCTTCATTGTGACTAATTCCTTCTCCCAAAATCTGTAGCAGATGCAAGTTCCGGGTTGAGATATAATCGTGAAATGATTGTAAAGGATATTGCAGACCAAGCCACTCCTTTTTTCTTACTTGATCAATATACTTTATGGCAATCGGAGTTTTTAATAGCTTAAATAGAATTTTAATTATTGTTTTTTTCATATTCGGCCTTTATTATTTAACTGGTAAAGGTGGTAACGCATTAGCCGGTTGACTTTTTTTTGCCGGTGGCGCTCCTCCTTCTCCACCTTCTCCTTCAGTTGGAACTGTAGGTTGAGGTGGTGTTAAATTATATCTTGTTTTATCTTCCCCATAAGCATTAGCAAAATCATCAAACATAACATCTTGATTGGCCAAGAATAATTGTGGGAAGAGCGTTAACATTATCTTTGCCTTCTCTTGGAATACTGCTTGGGCCTCTGCGCTATCCTTTTGGTATAAGCTCTCTGAAATTACTTGAACATCATAATCAAATTCATCAAGGTATGTTGAAAGCATCCCGATTTTCTCATACTTCTCTCCTTGTATTCTGTACTTCTCTTCTTCAATATCTAATTCTTTTTTGCTTGGAAGATCATCTGCCTTGTTTGCAAATTGAATCTCTAATGTTCCAGAAGAGCCATCAGGAAACTTACTGCCTTCAACTAAAATCTTTCTAAAGCTCTCTTTATAGGTTTTAGATCCATCTGCACCAACAATCTCTTCAACTTTAGGTTGAGTGTAATTGGTTAGAATGTTTAATATCCTTAACTTTGTTTTCTGAATCCAGAGATCAGTCAAGAACATAAAGAATACTCCTTTCAGTTTCTTGGCGTGTTCGTTAGCAATCACAATCTCTCTGGCCGTTACTCCCTTGCCAGATACTCCTTGCTGTGTTGCGTCAATACTTGTGCCAAGATCCATTCCCTGACCAACCCATTTAATCATAGCCATTTCGGAATTATTGATGCCCGGAATCTCTTGATACTTAACCTGATTTACATCTTGAACATAGATAGTGCTTTCCATTCCGATATTTTCATTCTCCATTTCTATAAGGTCCTTATTAACTATTCCGGCCAGAAGTGGAGGATTCATTGAACGGTAGGTCTTATCTAAAGACATATTATAAAGCGTATTGATAACATCCTGCACATCCATATTGGCATTCGGTAGGGAATTGCCATAGAAGAAATTCATATTGGCAAACGGTTCAAAGATTGTCTTGGAGAACGGATAAACTTTATCAACTCTACCCCAAAGCATCGGAGCAGTTAAAATTAAAACTCCATTGATAACAATGCAGTATTTGTCTTTAAACCTGTTATAGTATTTTATAACTTCGTAATCGTTTTTACCGTCAACTCTATCTTTCCATCTGTCATAAAAAAATGTTTTAGTTTCATCTTGATATGTTCCAACTCGTTCTTTGTCTTGAACATACTTAAAGTTTTTATATTGGCCAAACTCTTTATCAATAGAATCAAAATCTAAATATCTGATCCAAGCTATGGCCGGTTGGTCCTGAACATCGTGGACCTTGAATGATTTTATAAAAAGTTCGGAGATTGGAATCAATACATCAATACATTCATTATTAACTTCAACTTCTTTTTCTTCAAACTCCATCTCTCCGGTGATAAGATCGTAGCTTTTAATAAACTTCCTCGTGTATTTTGTCTTTAGATAGCCATCGTATTTTAAAACAGTTCCTTGAGTAGCGCAGGTCCACGCTTCCCAGAATATCTCTGTTTCAACATTAGTTTTGTTTTTTGAATGCGATACAAGATTTTCTATCACTCCAGCTCGGCGAAGATCTAATCCACCATCAAGCAAACTGACAGCTTTATAACGAAGATCCGGAGGAGTAGAAGCTACGCCTGCGACCAACGCTTTTAGTTTATTTCTTGTTGACTGATTAAAAACATTTGATTGCCATTCTTCCTTTCCCTGCTCTTCTCTGGTTGGGACATATCCTTGCACACGCTTTTCTGAATCATCAACAAATTGAATTAAAGTCCTACCATTAAATTGAGGATATGGCTGATTCCGAATCTTTATCATTTCCATTACTTCTTCATAAACAAAATCAAGCTCTTCTTTATCTTCAGCATTGGGAACATAGATTTCTACCTCTATATTTTTTTGTTCTTGATCATCCATAAAAGTTTTAATAATCTCTTTTTTAAATCTCTTATTATTTCCTCCCTATGTTTTGTTAAATATAATTTTATTTCTTTTCTGATAGTCATTGAATTGCTTATCAAAAAAACGGCAGGGAACTTCAATGCTCAAACGAGATAAACGCTTGAACTTTGAAGTTTCTCCGCCGTTGTTCGGTTAGGATTAACTTCTTTCTATTATTATATTCTTTCCATAAAACCTTGTCAAGGGCATTATCCCTTCCAATCAATCTGTTCCGATCCTATCTGCCGGAGATTCCCTTGCCCATCAAAGAAAGCTACCTTTTTACCTCCCTTGCAAATGAAAAAATCTTTATCTAACAGAAAACAAAACATTTTTAAAAAGCCATCTGCCTTTTTATAGTTTAATTCTTTCTTCTTGACCATCAAAACTATTTTTAATTCTTCATCTGTAAGTTTTATTTCTGGCATAGTTTTTATCTATCAATTAAGTTTCCTTCGTATTGTATCTCCGTCATTTCTGCCGGATATTTTTTCTTCGGGGAAAAAGGTTTAGTTAGTTCTTTCAAAATTTCCTCAACTTCTATTTTAAAAGCATTCGTGTTCTGATATTTCCAAGCTCTTCCTTCTTGAGAAATTTGTTTCCTGTCTTTCTCCATACTATCCCAAAGTTTTTGATAATCAATAATCATACTAATACCCTGTCATTTTAAACGGTTTATTTCTTTTTCTAATTTGCTGCACCTTCATCTTCCTGTCAAAATGTTCTTGCTCCATTGACTTTGTATAGAATATCTGTGGCCGAGCAAAACTCAAACAAAGAGCATCAAAAGCATCTGGACTTTTAATGTTTTTCTTTCGCATATCTTCTTTGCTCATAATAAGCAACCTTCTCTTATGGTCCTCTCTGTATCTTATATTTAAAATCTGATACCAATGATTATTTCTTAAAAGTTTGCCACCACCTTTAATCCACTTTCTCACGGCCCACGCAAACTCTGCTCTCTTGTTAATGAACTCTACTTGATTTTTTGGATCATCACAACTCTCACCAACATTTACTCCTTGAATTGGTTTTCCTAATTGTTTCATCTCTCCGGGAATCATAGCTCCTACTCCAATTTTATCTACAGCTCCGGTCCTGCAATCAATCTTATCTTCATCAATGGCGTTGACTATCTTCCCGCAAAAATCTATCAACTCAATTTTATCATCAGCAAACTTTACTCTGGCCACATTGCGAGATCTCTCTACAATCACACTTTCATTATCTCCGGTGTCTGCCGGATCTACTCCTAATGTTAAGATTCCAAAAGGATTCCAATCATCGGTCAAAGCGTTTTCTAATTCTGTTTCGGTTATCAATGGTGTCCATCCATCTACAATCTGATCTTCTCTTGGAAACTTGCAGTCAAACAAAATATCAAAGTTCGGTTTTGTTTTGGCTTCTTCAATAAAACTCTCAACATACCGGCCCTCAAGTAATCCAATCTTATAATCAATATAGATTTTTTTATATCTTTGATCTCTCCAAGTAGTAAGAAAATGATTTCTATAAAAAGGATTGCCAATCTTGCAAAGAAAAGTATCTTCTCCTTTACCGGCCAACATTCTGAAAATACCTGAATCAACTTCATCATCTTCAAGAGATGCTTCTTCTTGAATAACATTCCGGCCACCAAATCCCATAATAGAATTGATTACATCTTGTTTTCTTCTGGCATCACAACTGACAATCTCCACCGATCCATAGCGGACTTCATTATTATCATCAATAACCTGAAAAGTTAATTTAACCTTACTCTTCTCTTCTAACAATCTATTAAGTGTGGTTCTCTCTGCAAGGTCAGTCCCAATCAATTTATCTTTAAAAAACTCGTTTTCGTAGGTATCTTTAATCATATAGTTTAACATAATCTTTCCACGCTTCAGGTCCGGGACTACAATCAGCCACTCTTCCGGATGATTGACGATTCTTTCTAAAACTCCTCTGGCAACTGTTATTGTTTTGCCATACTGGGTAGAAGATGTAATTTGAACTCTTGGATATTCTCTTGCAACAACAGAACGGAAGATTTCATATTCTCCCGGCGACATCAGCCACTCTGTTCCATCTTCGTTTTTAAAATGTTTCTTCCCCAAGTTCCAATACTTTTTCTTC